GCCGCCTAGCCCTTCCTTGACATCGTTCAGGCTGACGCCGCCTTTGAGTAAGTTCTTGAGCGCATCGGCAATCAGCTTCGGTGCATCACTGGTGAGCCACGTCAACGCTTTGCGCACCCACTCGCCAATGCCGAACGCCAGATCGGGCGCGTGCTGGGCAACGAACTCCGTGATGCCTGCACCGAGATTGAACATCTCCGTTAGTCCGGTGCGCAGCAATCCCATGCCGCCCGGATCGGAACTCAACCACGTCAGCGCATCGGTGATCCACGCGGTGACGCCAGCCAGCACGTCGGGTGCGTGTGCCTTCACGAATTCGACGATGCCGTCAGCCATCGTCAGCGCGGAAGCAATCGCGCCCCTGAATTCCTGCGGTGCTTCGTCGGTCAGCCAGTTGTAGCCCTTGTGTAACCATGCGCTAATGCCGTCGGCAATCTTGGGTGCGTTGTCTTGCACGAACTGGAGGATATTGCCGCCGAACTGGATGGCTGCTTTTAACCCGTCTTCGAGTAGCTTCAGACCGTCCGTCTTCAGCCAGTCGTACGCGCCTTGCAGTAACGTTCTGAAGCCCTCAATCACCTGCGGCATCCCTGCCCGAATCGCGTCGGCTAGTTTCGTGCCGAGACTGCGACCATCAATGCCTTCGACGGTCGCCATCACGCCGTCGCCAAAGCCCGCACCGACGCCTTGCACTTGGGGCTTTTCGTTGAAGACATCGAACATCGTCTTGATGCCATTGACGACGTTATCCAGTCCCGGCTTGATGGAGTTCCAGAGTCCGAGTGTGGCATCCCGAATGCCGCCAAAGTTCGATTCCCACGCCAGCGCCAAGCCAGCGATCGCCAAAACAATCGCGCCAATCGGGCCGAGGATTGCGCCCAAGATCGCGCCGATGGGGCCAGTGGTCAGCGCCATGCCCGCGAAGGCCGTCGCTACGCCCGCGATGATCGGGATAAGCGGCTCGGCTTGGTACAGCACATTAGTGAGCGCCATCGCGATAGCGTCCACAGCGGGCAGCAGCACGCCACCAATACCCTCGGTGAAGTTGCCCCACGCTGTCTGCAACCGCGTCACGCCGTCCGCCTGCGCCGCCGCCGAACCGCCGAACTCGCGGTTCAGTTCAGCGAGGATCATCCGCTGCGCTTCCATCGTCTTACCGCTGGCGAACAGTGCCTTGATTTTGTTTTGCTCTGCATTGGTAAAGGTCACACCGACACGCGTGAGTGCCGTCAGACCGTCCGCCGATTGCAGCGCCTTGCCGATCTGGATCGCCGCTTCTTTGTTGCCCACCTTCATCGCGGCTGCCATGTCGAGCGTCGTTTGTGCGGCTTCCGGCATCACGTCTTTGCCGATCTTCGTGAAGGTTAGTAGCACGCTTTGCGTGGCGGTGATCACATCGTCATCGATGCCCGTCAGCTTCATCAGCGCGTCGGAGGTCGCCAGCACAGACTCGCGAGTGGCTTTCTCCATGTCCACGAGCTTGCTGTTGGCGACGGTGACTTTCTTCATCACCTCGACCTTCTTCTCGTGAGCGCCCGTCGCGTCCTTGACCTTTTCGATGGTCTTGACCATCACGTCATGGTAGCCGCCCGTTTCTTGGCGCACCTTGACGACCGAGCTGCTGGTGGATTCAAGCACGGCATCCAGTTGCCGTAGTCCAGTCGCGGCTTCGCGAGCGTTATCGACCGCGCCAACGAGGAAGCCCACAGCGCCGATACCCGCCATGAACTTGCCCGTTTCGTCTAACGCGCTGCGTACGCCCTTGATGCCATTGTTGAAGCCGCGCGTGTCCGCTCCGATGAGCGCCACGAGCGAAGCGACGACGTTGTTAGCCATGCTTTACTCTTGTGCGTTGTTCTCGCCATCCCAGACGCCTAGGATGGTGGCGATCTCGAATTCACTCAGGCTGTCTACGTACTCAAGTGACCAGCCGAATTCTTGGGCGATATGAATGCGCTGAATGCGCCACATGCCGCCTTCTGGCGTGTCTTGCGACTTGACCGTGCCAAACAGCACGGACAGGTAAACCGCCTTAGACACCTTTACGAAATCGATCTTGCATAGCCCCCGAAATGCGCGTGAAGATGAAGCTGAAGGCTTCCAGCGGCAGATCGAGCCACGCTTGCTTGTCAGCCGGATCGCCCTCGAACGACCATGCAGTTACCACCCCCTTTTCGAGGATGAAGTCCATGACCTTTTCATCGTCTTCGCCAGACAGCTTGTTGAATTCAAGCCGATCTTTCATGCGCCACTTGCTGATGTCTACGGTGACGCTGCGCTCTTTTTCATCCATGCGGTGCTCCTAAATTAGCGGCGAGTGATTACCAAGTCGTGGTCGGGCTGTACAGCACCGGGCCACTCTTCTGGAACGTGACCGAATTCGTCGCCGCCTCGTCGTACTTCAGGTCGTCGCTGAACTCCTTGACGATGGCGTAGAAGCCGCGCTTGGGCTTGCCCGCCGTCGTGCCGCGTGGCGAGTAAATCAGCGTACCCGCCGTGCCTTCTTGCAAGTTATTCTCGATGAGCGTGCCGCCCGTGCTCTGGGCGAAATAGTCGAGCTGCGCATCGCCGTCTTTGATGCCCGCGATGTAGCTCTTGTCGTTTTCGTTGCCCGCCGTCACATCGATCAAGTCGATGGAGCGCTTCACTTTGAGCGCGGTGTAGTCATCGGTCAGGTTCAGCGTGCCCGCCGCCGTGACCCACTGCACCACCAGCCCCTCACCTGCGCGATACCGATTTGCTAATGCCATGATGTCTTGCCCCTACCCGTCTAATTCTTGTCCAGCCAGATGCCGAACACTTTTCCCCGCTGATAAACCTGCTTGCCCTCGAATTGATCGACCATCGTGTACTCGTCGTCCGCCATGCACCGATAGTTCGACCAGCCGCTGATGCTGAGTTCGCTCGCGTGCAGCTCCGCGTCCACCGCATCGCATATCGTCCGCGCCTGTGCTGGCGTCGCGCCCACGCCGATGATCAGCACCCGCAGCCGCACATCCCGCGTCGGGCTGGTGTTTTGGTCGCCGCCACTGAGGAAGCGGATCAGCCCGAACGGAGCCGACGTGTGGGCGGGCGCGAACGTGTCCCACCAGCCGTTGACGCCCAGCGTGACGAGCGTGCTGTTAGCATCCAGCCGCGCCACGACCGCGCCCATCACCTCGCTCAGTGGATCAGCCATCAGACCACCAGCGCCTTGCAGGATTCGGGCACGGTCTTCGCCACCGCTTCGATAGCTGGCGCAACCGATGGCCTCGCCGCCATGTCCATCGTCCCGAACTCCAGATCGTCCGCGTAGTCCGCCCCGACGCGGAATTCGGCGGTGCTCTCGTCGCGCATCCCCACGCTGCTGCTGTTCTTCAGGTTGCCCGTCACCACCGCCGGAGTCTCCCCCGCTGCGGATGGTGAGCTGGATGACATGTGCGTCATCCAGTGCGCCTGCACATCGAGGGCGATCTTGCGCACGACCTGACTGCGCCGCGCGGGCAGCACTTGGATTTGCAGCTTCAGCCCTCGGTCGTCCAGTTTGTATTGCGCCTTGCCTGCCATCCCGCCACCTTGTCGCCAATTGGCGACGAATCAAAAAGAGCCAGCCTGCACCGTGATTTCTCACGATACAGGCTGGCTCAGTTCCTGTGCTGCTGTGGGCATGAAGCCAAGACAGCAGCTAAAGACCTATTTGCGTCGGGATTCCGTCAAGCGGATTTGACCCACAATCGCAAAATTTGTATGCGCGTATTATAGCACAGAATTGCTAGAGTCTAGCCTTCGATTTTACGACGCGCCTTCCACCTTCGTCACGATGGCCCGCCGCGACACGCGCCACGAATGATCCTCGTGCAGATCACGTATCTCGAAAGTTTCAGAGCCGATGACCACACGTCTGTTCACCGCCAGCGGCGCATCGTACGGGCACGTCAACATGCGCTGGTTCAAGATGGCCTCGCGACCGCCCAGCGTATCGGATTGCACCGGACGCGGCATCGGGTCCAGCCGACACGCCACCGTCGCGACCGTCGTCCACGTCTCCGTGAAGCCGCCCTTGCCATCCTTGGTATTCGCCGTCTGCTGGATGGTGCAACTATCGGGCAGCAGTTGCGCCACCTGCTCGCGCATCCTCGTGATCTGCTCGGTACTCAAACCTAATTGCGGCATACAAGACCTCTTGACAAGATTTTAATATTGCCTTACGCTGTTAGATGTCTAGGGAACAATTGCAAAGTCTTTTTCGTTTACCTGTAGAGCGCCACGCTCGTACTGCGGCTTTGCTGTTCCCTAGACAAGAATGGTAAGCGAATACGAGCGTGGCGTTCTGCGTTTAAGGAAGTGTCCAAAATGCCTGAGATTACCCGCCTTTCTTTCTTCATTGTTGCTAGTCTTGTCCTTAACCGTTCAATCGTTTTTGACATGGAGCACCCCGATACGCCCAACTTGATGTACTGGACGGTCGAGGCCACGCAGAACGCCATCGTTAAGGCACTGCCCGAAATGGATATGGTTGAACTGTCGCGACTTCACGACAAACTGACGTATCCGACACTCCAATAATCGCCCGCCTTCAGATTAGGTTGGCGGACATCTATTCGCCAACCTGATGAGAGTCCATATGTTTTACAAGCCCAAAGCTGGGAAGATTTGTCGCAAGTGCAGCCAATGGAAGCCTTATCCCGAATTGTGCCGGAAACCTCACTGCACAGAAGGCTTCGATTCGTTGTGCAAACAATGTATGCATAAGCGTGCCAGAGAGTGGGTTCGCCAACACCCTGAGCGCCGCAAGGAAATCTCGCACAAGCATTATTCGCGTCACCGTGAGAGCAGGGCCGCTTATAGTCGTTGGTGGCGGCAACTTAATCGCGCACGACACAATGCCAGCAAACTGCGTCACTACTATCGGAACCGCGCCAAGCACTCCGAAAATCACCGTCGATGGGTCAAACTCCATCCTGAGAAATCCCGCCAATATCACCATATACGACGCACTAGAGAATCTGCAAGTGACCGCCATTTCACAGCCGAAGATGTAAAAGCTCAATACAAGCGACAGCGCGGTAAGTGCTACTACTGCCACACAAAACTCGGTGCATCGTACCATGTGGATCACATCTTCCCTCTTTCTCGCGGTGGCTCAAATGCCCCTGAAAACATTGTTCTTGCGTGCTCTACATGCAACGAGAGCAAGGGCACTAAGTTACTTAGCGAGTGGTCAAAAGGCGGGCGTCTGCTTTAAGACGCCCCTTAGCTAATTTCATCACTGCGTACGATGGTCACAACTTGCCAGCCACTACCGAGCTTACGGAATCTCTCAGCCATTGCCATGCAGTGGTCGTATTCCTCGCTGGCGTTAACCGCATGATTGTCGGATTTCCATGTAACATTTGCAACGCAGTGACCCGCCTTCTGCTCCCACACTTCGCGAGCCGCGCTGTTTAGGCTAAAAGTCCGCACATCGATGGTGTAAAACGCCGCGTCCTGATCGACGGTGAAGCGCAGGATGCCCGCCCGATAATTGACCGTGTACGTGCCGCTGCTGACTATTGCACCGCCCGTCTCCTTCACCGCGAAGATGGACGATGCGCCCGCCTCCTCGAAATCGCGCCCGATCTCCACCGGGATGCGGTAATCGTAATACTCGTAGCTGCCCGTCGTGCCCAGCTCCGGCATCGCCTCCAAGGGCACGCCGCGCCAGTCCTTGCGCGTCGCATCGAGGATGTCCTGAAGCTGGTCGTCGCTCCAGTACGTGGTCGCGCCCAGCGTGTAGTCGCTGCTCGTCGTGTTCGTCAGCCCCCGCAAGCGGAGGATGAGATTTGCCATGCCTGCCCGTGCTGTCATACTGTCTCCACGATAAAACACCCGAACACTGGAAATACTATCGGCGCTGGTGTCCATCCGACAGGTGCGGCTACGCTATGCGATGCTGCGCGCATGTCAATGGAGATAGTCCCATCGCCCGCTACGTTGCCCGTCGCTACGTCCTCGAAATAATCTTGCACGTTGCGTAACTTGTAGGTTGCGCCAGCACCTAGCACTGCACTAACGTCAACCTGTATACTGTCTGACCGCGACCAGTTGTAGACGACGATCATCCCGCGCCCGTTGGTCGCTGGATGTTTACGCACGAATACCACCAGCCCCACTAGTAACCCTAATGGCGTAACATACACATTATCAGGCCAGTCACCATGCGACCATGCCACATCAGTTGCGCCCGCGAACGCGTTCCCCATCATCTCGTCCGGCACGCAGCTCGTCAACTGGAATGGTGCGCCAACGACAGACACAAAATAATTGCTGTCCACTGTCGCATTGCTTACCGTGTTGCCACTGCCATAGCCAAGTCGCGAACCCGCGCCATATGTCATACATTCTTTGATGATGGGATTACTAAATGGCTCATTGCCACCGTAATGAATTTCGTAGAATCGATCTGCCATCACTTGACCAGCGTTGAAAGCCGCGCAACCTTCTAACGTGAAGTTATTGAGCAATCCGCTCGACCCGTAGATATGTACGTTGTAGCCAAAATTATCGAACACCATGCAGTCACGAAATACTTTGCGCGTATCCAGATCGCTATTCTGTGGATAGACGCCATGCCCGTAAGCGTTGGCGGGATTCTTCCACCCATTGTGATACCAGAGACAACCCACGAACTCGACATCGACGGAGCCAGTACCACACGCAAGCCCTTGTTTAGCATTGGTGAAGTGCGAGTCATAAACCTTCACATGACTACCGCTGACGGTTAGTGCTGCGTTGCGGCCTGTGATGTCGCTAGGTGCCGCCGTGCTTTGCGCTGATTCGCGATCTGTGTTGGCGCTGTCAGTAACGCGAACCCCGACCACCGACACATACCAACCAACAATGGTCAGAGAACCGTCGATAATGACGCCTTCCCGTGCATTGAATGTTAGTCGCGTGTCATACGATCCGAATCGTGTTACTACAAAATCGCCTGTATACGTCCCTGCGAGTAGCCGCTGCTCACTGCCACCGTGATGCTGTACCGCGTGTTGTCGTCTTTCAGGATAGGGACATACGTAGTGCCGTCCATGCTACCTTGAAAGCGCATCACGGTCTGCGTCAAGGCAGCGGGCGTCCTGACCGCGCTCAACGTCCGTCCGTTCAGCTTGATGGCGTTGCTGACCGCATCACCACTGGTGACCTGCAACGTCTTCGCTTCTCGCCCCAGCGCATCCACCTGTAGCCCGCCAGACTGGATATCGTCAATCGCCGTCATCACCACACCTCGTTAATCTTGAGCAACCCGTACTTTTGCACCAACCAGCCCCGCGCCTTGCTCCCCCAGTGCCTGTCCGCCTTGGTGGGCAGCGTGGCCCGCGCCTCGTTCACCTGCACCACCTGATAGCCCGCTTGTCGTGCCCGGTAGCAATAATCGATGTCGCTGCCCGGACATTCCCTGTTCACCTGCCCGGCCCACTCCATCCAGCCGATGATCTTGATGAGTTCGTGTCGCCAGCCCCAGCACCAGTCGCGGACGTAGCGCTGTTCGCTGATTCCCACCTCGATGATGATGGTGTCGTCCGGCTGCATCATGCTCGGCGCGACGATGCCCACCGTCTCCTCGCTCAACGCGCTCACCAGCTTGGCAATTACCCCGCGTTCCAGTAGCACGCCCGCTTTCAGCAGCAGATACAAATCGCACGGACGCCCCACCATCGCTTTGAGGTACGCATCCACGTGGAACAGCCCCGGTCGCAGTGTGACCGTCTGCACGCCCTGCATGTGTTTGGGCAACCGTCCGTCGCCATTGTCGATGGCGTACACCGTGCCCCACTGTCCCACGTCCGCCACCACCGTCTCCAGCGTGCGCACCGTCGCGGTGACCTCATCGTATTTGTCGTGCAGGACGAAAATGCCGAGCATGTTATGCCTCGACCAACGGAGCAAGCTCGCCCCACTTCTGTGCCAGCCACGCATGTCCCGCCGCATCCGCCTCAGCGCGGTCATACGACTCATGACGGTTGTGATCCACGAACGCGCTCCTCACACACACCACGCGGAAGCCTGCCTGACGGGCGCGGAAACAGTAATCCCTGTTTGCGCCCCAGCACATCTGATGGGTATGGCCTTCGCAGTCGGGCAGCCCGATCTCCGCCACAAGGTCGTAGCGCCAGCCCCACAGATGCCCATCGACATGGTTCATGTCGAGGTTGGGTAGCTCGTTCGGGAACGTTACGTACATCGCGCCGACGGAGGTGTCGCTCGTCCCCGCCGCCACGATGCCGATGCTCTCGTCTTCCAGCGCCTCGACCAGCTTTTCGATGCAGCCCACCGCCGGGAACGCGTCGTTGTTCATGCAGAAGTACACATCCGCCGGGTACTTCTGCATCCCTGCGTTCCACGCCGCCACCACGGGGATGTTTTGGTCCAGCCGGACGACCCGCGTCTCTTCCTGCTTGGCCTCGTACGGAATCTTGCTTCCGTTGTCGATCACCACCACGTTCGTGCCTTCAGGATAGAGCTGCCCGCTGGTGTACAGATGATCCACACACTGGTCGGTCAGCCACTCGTCCTCGTAGTGCAGCACGAAAATATTGACTGTGTTCACTTCCACGCCTCCACCCACAGGTTAGGGACGGCATAACCATCCACGTAAAACGTACCTTGCGGGCCATCAAATACCCGCGCCTCCCGATAGCCTGCCTCGGTCAGCATCCCCACCAGTAGCTCGCCGTCGAACCCGTACCGATGCACCTCACCGGGCAGCTTCTGCGTCCACTCCGGCGGTGAGAAAATCATGTTCATCGCCGTCTTGGTGGAATACGCCCCGCCTTGCCACTCGACCACGATGCGCTGAATGTCGGGCACCATGATCACCAGCCGCGCGCCCTTCTTGAGTAGGGCGTACCACGCCATCAATGCATGAACCAGCTTGTGCGCAGGCAGATGCTCAAACGTCGCGATGCATTGCGCCTCGTCAATGCTTCGGTAGTCAAAATGCTTGAGCAGTTCGTGGAAGTCGGTCACATCCGCCGCGATGTCCGGCGCGGGGTGCGCGATGCCCTGACCGTCCACATTGACCGTCACCCACTCGCCACCGTGTCCCGTCCCGCCGAAGTCTACCTTTACCATCCGCCCTCCATCTTCACGAGTCCCTTGCCTTCCCATTTGTCACGGAACCGCTTGAGTGTTTTGCGGCGATTTCTGTACTCTGCCCCACTGTTGCCCGGCACGTGCTCGATGCCATCGACGGTGACCATCACCACATCGTAGCCTAGCTCTCGCACCTGAAGACACAAGTCGCTATCTTCCTCGAAGAATGGCCCGTACTCGGTATCGAACGCCACGTGCTGGAACAGGCTGGCCCGCACCGCCATGCACCACCCGCTCACCACGTCGCACCTGCCAACCTCCGCTGGCACGAACACCGTTTCCTGCGCGTCTGCTGACGTGGCAAACATCACCATGCTGCCCGCCGTGCCCACCACCCCGACCGTCTCGTCCTCGAAGGCCGCCAGCAGTTGCTTCAGCCAGTTCGTCTCCATCACGTCCGCGACCACCACGTCACTGTCGAGGAACAGGAAGATGTCGCCGTCCGCCGCCGCTGCCAGCACCTGTCGGCCCTGCGCCACGCCCAGATTCGCGTCTTCCAGTCGCACTGTGACGGGAATGCGGCTGCGCATCACGATGGGCAGGTCCGCCACGAACCCCTCCGTGCCATCCGTGCTGGCGTTATCGAGCACCATCAGCTCGACGTTGTGTCCGCGCAGCGTGTGGTCGAGGCTATCCAGACACCGGATCGTGCTCTCCAACCGGTTGTGCGTCAGCATCAGGATCGACACGCTGGGCGTTACTTTCTCGGTGAACGGCATACTTGCTCCTTAGCTCTGCGCGACGGACGGCGACCGCCTTGTCCTGCGCCAAATCTTCTTGAATGCGGTCAAGGGCGGGCTTCATGTACGTGTCGAACACGGTGCGGTAGTCGTAGGCCAGCGCCTTCAACCGCGCTATGTACCTGTACACATCACATACTGGCTGCAATTCGGGCTTCATGGCTTGCATATAAGCCGCAGAGAGTAAGGTGACTGTCTCGCCCACGTCCGGCCTGCGCTGCATCGCACCCGGAAAGTGCATGAAGTCCGTGCCCTTTTCGATCAGCCATCCGGATAGGCACAGCTCGGTCATCGCTGTACAATCCGTCACGATGACCGGGCAGCCCGCCGCCTGCGCCTCGATGATCGGGATGCCGAACCCTTCCCCGTAGCTGGTACTCAAGAAAACATCTGCTGCGTTGTACATAGCATTGAGATATTTGTTATGCAGCAAACCCATCTGGTAATCGTACTGGTTAGGGAACATCAGCTTCTTGGCATCACAACCGACTAACTCGACAATGGCGGCGATTTCCTCGCCACCGAAGACGCCGAGTATGTCGGTGTGAATGTAGAGCAGCGCGTCCTCAACGTCCCGGCTAAATTCGGTGAAAGCCTTCAGCGCTTCGTAAAAGCCCTTGCGTGAAGGCCCCCAGCCGCCTTTATTCGCGGCATTCATCACGATGATGAATTTGTCCGTCAGGTCGCGGTTCCACACCTTGCCAAGTTTCTGTCTGGCTTCTGCCCGATCCATCGGCTTGAACGCGTCGGTGTCCGTTGCCAGCGGGACGTACATCGTCTTGGCTCCGAAGCCCGCCTTCTCCATCTCCCCCAGCCCGTGCTTGCTCATCGCCCATATCCAGCGGGCGAATTGCAGCGCGTCCTTGTTCGCGTAGGTCATCGGCGTGCTGTCCACGGGTGCCCATGCACACCACGGCAGCTTGCCGTACACGTTGGTGTTCACGGCGAACGCGTCGAAGAACGTCAGCACGATGTCCGCCTTGGTGTGCTGCATGTGCATCCCGATGATGTTGCTCATCAGTTTGTCGCTGTCCGTCAGCCGGGGGAGATGCTCGATGCCATGCTCGTCAACGTGGATATAACCCTCAGCGCCATAGTTGTCAGCCGCCGCCATTCCGTAGCCCTGTTGTTTCAGGTAGGGCAGAAAGAGCTTGGTCTGATTTCCGTATCCGGTTGGAGTCTGGGCGTGATTTGAATGCCAGACGATATTTAGCGTCATACTGCCTTCCGTGCTATAATTGTTGACAGGTGTAGTTATCGCGCTTAAGCACGGCCTTCACAATGTCCTTCCATTGCCGCTTTTTATACAGAAGTTGGCGTACCGGTGTTGTGCCGCCGCGCCACGCAGGGTTCTTGCTGCCAGCTACGTTGCCCGTAAGAATAAGGCTCTCACGTGCTGTGCGCATCGGAATCTGATGACGATGCAGCGCGCTCAAAATGAGCTTCTTGCCAACACCCAATTGCTGTGCAATCGCGGCACATGTTCTGCCCAACTCGACGTACTGATGCACCAGCCACTCACGGCTAACGCGAATCATGCGATGGTTCTTTACGAATGCGCGCCATCTGCACTCGGCAGGGTTCCATTCAGTCCGAATTCCACAGCCACACCTGCAAAGTG